CAGGTAGGCCGAGTCGCAGCCCAGCGTGGACGCATAGCGCTCCAGCGCGTCGAGCTTGTCGACTACTCGAGCCACGAGGGACTCAGTGTCCCCGCGGCTGCCTACTTTCCCGACCTGCAGGTCGGCCCAAGCCACTACCAGAGCACGCCGAGACGTGTTGCGCGGCGGTTGCGCCCCAATCTGAACGGCTTTGACCGCGGTCAGGATGTCTTCGAGGTCCAGCTGGTCCGCGACGGACTCACGGTCGGTGATCGCGAACCGGCAGTAGACGTAGGGCTGCTTCGGGTCGCCCCAGTAGCGCACCTGGGTCAGTTCGACCCGGCGATGCTCCGGGAGCGGCTGGCCTGTGACGCGGGTGATCTCCGCGCGCCACTTCGCCTCGTCCTCGGGGATCTCAGCCAGTTGGACCGTCACCTCGACCGGTTGGCTGGCCTCGTACCGCACGCCCGGCTCGAAGCCCTTGGGGTGCGCAGCGCGGGGGCGGTGGACCGGCGCGGTGGCCGGAGTGCCCAGTCGGTCAGCGAGGCTCACAGCAGCACTCCTCCTTGCGGTGCCGGAGCACGGTCGTGTGACCCAACTCGTGGCCCTCGGCCCGGAGGTCGCGGAGGATGTCCGAAGTGGTCAGGCTGTCCCCGGCGAGCGCGGCCTCGAGGGCGGCTCGGTCCCGGTCGGACAGCCTGGGTAGAAGGCGCCCGACCGCGCAGGGCCTCTTGGCCGCACGGGGGCTGCTCAGTCGCTCAGCGAGCGGCATGGAGTCCTCCAGACATGGAGAAGGCCCCGAGACTGCCGTTACCGGTCTCACGTCTCGGGGCACTTCCCCAACATGGATGAATGTACGTCAACAGCGGGCATATGTCAAGCCCGGCTTATATAAGCTCAGGCTGCGGTCTCGGCCACAACCGCGACCACGTCCCCGAGGCGGTAGGTCGGCCTGCGGCCCTCGGTGCGCGCGAGGCGGCCCCGTCCGGCCCACACGCTGAGGGCCCGCGGGTTGACCTTGACGCCCAGGGCTCCGAGGATGCGCGCGGCGTCGGCGGCGGTCTCGTGCCGGTCCTCCAGCTGGCGCAGCAACAGGTCTCGTTGACCTCGGACGTCGTGCCCGGTCTCGCACCACCGGCAGGTCGCCGACGTCGCGCCTGGCCGCGCGTAGAGCACCGCGCCGCAGCACCAGCCGGCGAAGACCCGGTCCGGTGGCCGGTCGATCGCGCGGACCGCCCCCCAGACCGCGTTGGTGATCTCCTCGCAGAGGTCGTCGGCGGCTGGGTGGTGCCGGACGGCGCCCTCGTGCTCGAGCAGCCAACGGGCGGCGTCAGAGATCACGTCCCGGTCCACTGTGGTCGGCAGCGCGGCCCCGGAGCGCTCGGCCGCGTCCCGCGCCCAGCTGCCGAGGAAGTGCCGCAGCTCGGTCCGGGCCAACGAGGCGGTGCCGTTGAACGGGAGCGGGGTCTCCTTGTGGCCGGAGCTGCCTACGCTGCTCGCCACTACCTTGTCCTGCCGGGTGATGGTCACCTCGAGCTCGTCGACCAGGCCGGGCACCTCGCGGAGCCGCACGGCGAGCCTGTCCCAGCACTCGCCGCACAGCCGTTCCGCTTCGGCCACGCAGGTAGCTGCGCAGTCGGTCAATGTGTCCTCCTCAGACAGCGTCGGGCCACGAGACCCAGGGGTCGTCGGCCTCAACTTTGATCTTGACTCCGAAGAGCTCGGTCTCCATGCACCGGACCAGCTCGGCCGTGGCCTCCTGCGCCTCGGCCTCCGGCACCATGACGATCAGCTCGTCGTGGACCGGCAGGAGCGTGCAGGTACCCCAGCGGGTGTCCTGCCACCGGACGAGGGCGTCGACCAGCAGCTCGCGGGCTGAGCCCTGGATGAGGTAGTTCGGGGCCTTGTGCGGCATCTCGGGGTCGAGGTGGATCACCCGGCCCGAGTAGCTCTGGTACTGCCGCATACCGGCGCGCACCTGCCGCTTGATCTGCTCGGCCCAGGCGGCAGCGCCGGGGGCCAGGGCGTCGAGCATCTCGACGATCGCGGCGGCCTGGGACTCGGGGATGCCGAGGGTCTGGGCGATCTTCCGCACGGACGCCCCGTAGAACTTCCCGAAGACACCCCGCTTGGCGTGGTATCGGTTGGCCTTGGTGGCGTCAGGCCCCCACACCTCGCGAGCGATCTTCCAGTGCAGACCCACCCCGCGCTGCTTCTCCTCCTCGGTGGCGTTGTCCTCCTCCACGATGTAGCGCTGGAGGTCAGCGCAACCCGCCAGCGAGGCCAGCACCCGTAGCTCGACGCCGGAGAAGTCGGCACCGATGCCGCGGTAGCCCGGGTCGGTCGTCCAGCACGCCCGGAAGAGGCCCTTCTGCGGGATCTGCTGGGCGTTGGGCCGGACGCTCGACATGCGCCCGGTGTCGGCGGCGAGGGTGTAGATCGTCGGCCGGGCCCGTCCGTCACCGTTGGCCACGAGATCGGCGTAGGGCTCGAGGAACGCCGAGACCGCCTTGTCGTGGTGGCGGTAGTCGAGCACCGCCCGGACCAGCTCGCCCGCCTGCCCGTCGGTATCCCGCATCCCTTCGAGCACCTCGGCAGCGACGCTTGGCTTGCCGGTGGCGGTCGCGGGCAGCACCGCGCCGAACTCGATCAGTCGGTTGCCGACCTGCATCGCCGAGCCGGGGTTGTCGATCCCGAACCCGCGGACCCGCTCGGCGGCGGTGTCGCGCTCGGTCCGGTGCGTGTCGAGCAGCCCGTCGATATGCGGCCCGTCGAGCGGCCACCCGCGGAACGCCACCCGCGCGGTCATCCGCTGGGCGGTGCGCTCGCGCTCGAGCACCCGGGCATCCGGCCAGGGCAACGTGAGCGCGAGGGCTGCGGTGTCGAGTACGTCGCTCGCGGCGTAGCGGATCATCGTCTCGTGGCCGTAGCTGACCTGAGACCAGCCCGAGGACGCCGACCACTTGCCGGCCTTGAACAGCGCGGCGCGGGCGGCGTCGGCGGCCGGCGCCACGGCCACGTCCCCGAGCACGGCACCCGAGAGCGCCTTCAGTCCGGGGTCGCTTCCCGTCGACTGCGGGTCGGCCAGCTTGGACGGGATCACGGTGTCGTGCATCCGCGCCCAGGCCGACTCGATGTCCGGCAGCAGGCCGGCTGCCGCGAGCGGGACCAGGTCAGCCGTTGCCGAGTGGGCGTGCAGGACCGGCGCTTCGTCGAGCAACGGCCAGACCTGCGCGACCTGCTCCGGGTCGCCGGCGTCGAAGACCACCGACTCGAGCGCGTCACCCAGCTGGACCGTCCGGAGCACGTGGTCCCGGTGGCCCACCGGGGCACCGGAGGTCTCGACGTCCACCGTCAGTGCGCCGGAGCGCTTCACCGCAGCGCGGACCCAACGCTCGGCGTACTCGGTGTCGACCGGTCGGATCGATCCGTCGCGGCCCACCACCGCGGGCAGCTCGACTGCCGGGCCGTTGGCATCCGCGACCGCGGCGAGCCGCTTCTCCTCGGCCGCACGGCGCCGTGCTTCGGTCTGGGCCGCCTTCCGCGCGGCCTTCTCCTCGTCGGTTAGGGTGCCCTTCCTCGGCTTGGGCACCTCGGACAGTTGGGCCGAACTGTCCGGAGGGTCGTTTTCGCAGGTCACCCCTCGTGTTTCAGGGGGTGCGGCGGACAGTTGGACCGAAACTCCCCTTTCCCCCAGATTTTCTATGTGTGGTGTAGTAGTTGAGATCTGAGTGGATCTGGGAAGTAAACTGTCCAACTGTCCGGAACCATCAAAAAGACGATGGTCTACCTGCGAAAACGCCTCCGGACAGTTGCCGGGCGAACTGTCCGCCAACTGTCCGCCAACTGTCCGGGACCCCTGCTCTTGGTCACGGACCGGCAACGGCGGGGTCACGGCCACCGAGACCGGCCGGTCGGCGATCGGCAGCTGCCCGAGCCCGCCTCCGTAGACCAGCCGCAGCGGCCGGGTCACGGCGCCGCTCTTGGTCCGTGGGTAGCCGAGCTCGGTCAGCCGCCTGCCCCATAGCGTCGTGCTCGGGACGTCCCGGATGGAGAGGCGCCGACACCAGTCGGTGAACGCCTCGTAGAGCGCCATGGCCTTCGTACCGTCGGCGTGCGGCTCGGTCTCGGACTCGACCCAGGTTCGGACGACGTCCTGCTCCTTGCCGATCTCGTCGGCGAGGTCCCGCACGCCGGCCGGAGCCCGGTCGGTGAGCGCGCTGTCGGGGTCGGCCAGCCAGAGCCCCGCCTCGCGCATGAGAGCCGCGAGGATCCCCGGGGCCTCCCGCCGCCACGCCGCCCCGCCCACCGGGCCGATGGCCGCGCGCCGGGCCCGTACCTCCGCGGGGTCGCCGCTGAAGGGGATGAGCCGGACGCGCCGCCGGAGGCCCTCGTCGGTGAGCTGGGGCTCGTCGTTGGCGGTGAGCACGAGGGTGTGGGTCGGGCTGAAGGTGATCGGGTTCTCGCGCATCCGGTTGCCGGTGAGCTCGCCGCCGCCGGTCAGCTGCTTGAGCCGCTCGGTGGCCCACCTGCCGCGCCGCGGCCCCTCGTCGATGAAGGACAGCCGCCGCCCCTTGAGGGCGTAGACGATCGACGCGTGGCTGTTGGAGTCGGCGAGCAGCCGGGCGTCGGCGGCGTGCGCGTAGGTCCCGAGCACCGACATGATCAGCTTGATGAGCGACGTCTTGCCGGTGCCGGGCTCGCCCAGCAGGATCGGCAGCGCGGCGTCCGGGTAGCCGGTCAGTGAGATGGCCAGCACCCGCAGCGCCCAGGCCCGCAGCTCCGGGTCGGGCAGCACCGCGGCGAGGTAGGCGTCCCAGAGCGGCGTTCCTTGCACTCTGGGCGTAAGGGACGCTGCGTGCAGGTGCGGGGTCCCGGGGTCGAGGTCCAGTTCGGACAGCTCGGTACCCCGCAGATCCCACGCCTGCCCGCCCGCCCAGAGGATGAACGGCTCGGCGTCGAGGTCGGTCAGCCGCACCCGCAGCGGGCTCCCCGGGTCGCGGGCGAGCGCCTTCATCTGGGTGGCGACCGCGCCGGCCGACGACGAGGTCATGAACCGCTTGCGCCGGTCGGCCTGGAGCTGCTCCGGGCTGCCCTTCTCGGCCTCGGTGCTGCCCCGCGGCATGAGCTGGGCCACCTGCGCGACGACCGTACCGGCGTAGTCCTTGCCCGCGGTCTCCCACAGCTCCGGCCCCCGGCGCAGCCAGGTGTCGGCGTCGTCGGCGAAGCGCAGGGCCGGGGCCATCCGCTCGAGCACTGCCGCCGCGAGGGTCAGGTCGAGCCCGGCGTTGGGGTCGAACGGCTCGGCGCCGATGACCTCGCGGACGGACCAGACCTGCATGGGCTGCAGCTCCTCGACGACACCTGCAGCTGCGGGCTCGACGGGCAGCCCCTGCAGGTCCGGAGCCGGGGCAGCCACCTGCAGCGCGTCGGCCATCAGGCAGGGGTCCACCGGGATCTGGCGGGTGCCCCACTCGGTGACGGCCTTGCGCGCGGAGGTCAGGGCCCGCCGGGCGTGCTCCTCGTCGCGGTCCTCGCCGGGCGCGATCTCGGTCGACCACACCTCGGCGATCTCGGCGAGCACCAGCCCGGCGCCGGGGTGACCGGCAGACCCGAGCATGACCAGGTGGTGCACGCGCTCGGTGGCGGTGTCGTGCCGGGAGCCCGAGTCGGCCGCGCGCATGAGCTCCAGAGCCCGGGTGCGGGCGTTGGCCATCTCGACGCACGGCGGCCGGTCGTCGGCCTCCAGCTCGCGGAGCAGGCCGTAGCCCTCCCCCACGCCCGCGGCTGCTGGGCCCGCCTCGGTTGCGCCTTCGCGGAGGTGCTCGACCCACGCCTCGGGCAACTCGGGCAGCGCGTCGATGTAGGGCGGCATCACACCGTCCACGCGGGACATGCCGCCGTCGAACGGAGCACTCCAGCTGTAGGCCCCGGTGGGTGCGCCGAACGCCTCGGGGTCCTTGGCCTCGTGCGGCGATGGCATGACGACGGCGTATCGGTGGTGCCGCTGGATGATCTCGATGGAGTCCGACAGCTTGGTCCGGTAGCGCCCGGCCGGGACGTGGTAGAACCGGATGCCGCTCGGGGCGGGCCGGGCCGAGCTGACCCACGTCGGCGGCAGCTGGCCGAGCTTGGCCTCCAGTTCCGCGATGTGGTCGCCGCCGCGCTTCTGGACCTCGCCTTTGTCGTAGTGGTCGACGTCGATGCCGATGACGCCGTCGGGCATCCGCAGCGCGACCGACCAGTCCGCCTTGGTGGTGGCCCACTCCACGTACTGCTCGGGGGTCGGGTCCTGCCCGTCCGCGCCGGTGTACCCGACGGGCGGCGGGTGCTTGGTATCGGGCGGCACCGGCATCACGCAGCGCCAGCCGGCTTGGACATAGGGCACGACGGCGTCGCTGAACACACCCACGCGGGCGCTCCTCTGTGTAGTTGTCGGGGCAGGAGGTCAGGACAGCCAGCCGTCCACAACGGACAGCGCCCGGGCCTGAAGCTCCACGGCCGTGCCGTCGTTGGTGAGCTCGACGTCGCACCGGATGCGGGCCTGCTCGGTCTCGGAGACGTGCGTGTCGGACAGGTCGAGGCCCGGCCGGGTGACGCGGATCAGGGTCGTCGGCACGGCCCAGCCTTGGATCAGCTTGGCTTCGTTGAGGAAGCGGACGTCCGGCACCACGACTCGCGTGTGGAAGGGCAGGCTCCGAACCTTGCGGGCCCACGCCCTCGTCCACGCGTCAATGCCGACGGTGTCCCGCACGCCGGTGCCCAGCTCCTGGAGGAATCGCCGCACCTCGGGGTGGCCCTTGGCTTTCTCCCAGCCGTAGTCGTCGACAGTGCCACGTAGGCGGACTGATCCGAATGCGTCGTAAGTGATGTTCGGGTTGATCCGCAGGGCCAAGTCCTTGACGGCGTCCGCGAACCCGACGCGCACGAAGCCGCGCTGCTCGACGAGGGCCGCCGCCGCGGTGTCCTTGCCGGACCGCTTGGGGCCGACGAGACCGACGATTTTCACCTGGCCTCCCGCTCGGTGTCGATGAAGCCGTCAGCCTTCAGCACGGCAACGGTGGTGTAGACCGTCTGCGTCACGAGCCGCGAACGGTCGTTGGCCGGGTGGCCTTCGTTCAGCTGGTCCACCACCCGACGCAACAGGTCATCCAAACTCAGTGTCACGTTCTCTCCCTTGTGGACAGTGGGTCGGGCAGGCCGAGGTCCCGGACCGCCGCGTACAGGGCGTGCCTGGCGGCGTCGCGGGCGTGGCCCATTCCCTTGGTGGGGGCCAGAAGCCCGGCCGCGTCGAGCCTGCGGTCGGTGGCCCAGGGCTTGACGGTCCCGGCCGGCCGCTGCACGAACCGCACGCCGTGCTCCTGGCAGAGCTGGGCCACGCCGCCGATGATCAGGCGGGCCGCCTCCCCGGCCTGGGCGGTCTTGCTGCGGCCGGAGCGCCGGGACACGACGAACTTCTCGATGGCCACGAGGTCGAGGTGGCCGTGCTCAAGGCACCAACGCACCCATGCAAGAACCTCATCCGTCGCTGTCAGTTGCCCGGGATGTAGCTCCCACGGTCCGATCTGCCCTTGCCAGTAGGTGAGGGACACCCAGCCCGTGGTGCCGCCGGGGTCGATGCCGAGGACGCGGATCACGCGGCACCTTCAGCCCGGCACCAGGCACGCCAATTACCAAACACGTCCCGGCCGGCAGTGTGTCCGTCGGTGTCCTTGCCGCAGCTACCGCACAGCTCGAACTCGAAGGTCGCAGCCAGGAACAGCTGTGCGGCCGCCCTCTCGGCGTACTCCTCGTTGGCCTCGATGCCTACCGCTTGGCGGCCACGCTGGCGGGCCGTAAGTAGCGTCGAGCCGGACCCCGCGAACGGATCGAGCACCAAGCCGCCGTCGGGCACGGCGTATTCGATCAGCGGAGCGAGCACCTCGGTTGGCTTCTGTGTGGGGTGGACCGCGCCGCGCCGCCACATGCTCGCCGCCTTTATGACCGACCGGACAAGTCTCGTCCCGTCGTCGGTCCAGGTGGCTGACCTGATCTTGCCAGTGTGGGTCTCCCGCCCGCGACCTGCGTTGCCTTTGGTCCGGCGTGCAACGGTGACCCTTGGCGTATTGTGGTGCACCGCCGACCACGCACCGCGATAGAAGTGCAGCGCGTGTTCGTGTACCCGCTTGAACCGATCAGCCGCGAATCCGGTGCCGTTGTGCTTTTCCCACACGACGTCCTGGCTTAGCCGCCAGCTGTTGAACTCGTCCCGACGGTCGAGGAACATGCGCATCGATCCGAAGCACCACATCGACCGCGTGTGCTCAGCGACCACGGTGGGCCAGCCGTCCGGCCACCTGTCCCAGGCAAGCGAGGTCTCGACGTAGGGCGGGTCGGTGACGCACGCATCGAACTCGCCGAGTTCGGGTAGCACGTCTTCCATGCGGCCGAGGTAGAGCGTGACAGCACTGTCGCTGTAGTAAGGTTCGGCCATCAGGCTGCCTTTCGGTCTGAAGTGGACGCACCGCCGAGCAGCTCGGCAACGATGCGGGGGTCTTGGACGAGGTCGGCGAGCTGCTGGCCCTTCTCGCGCAGCGCCTCGCGGACCCGGCTGTCGATGGTGTTGGCGGCCACCACATCGATGATCTCGATGGACTCGTGCCGCTCGGCCCCGATCCGATGTAGACGGTCCTCGGCCTGGAGGGCGTCGACGAGGGACCAGGGCCGCTGAAGGAACACAGCCGTGCTCGCCGCGGTGAGGGTGATGCCGACGCCGCCGGCCTGGGTGGTCACGCAGATGAGGTCGAGCTCGCCGGCCTGGAACCGGTCGACGGTCTGGGTGCGCGTCTTCGGGGTCTGCCCGCCGACGATGTACCCGACCTTGTAGCCCGCCGCGGTGGCTGCCTGCCCGGCCAGGTCGATGAGCTGCCGGGACTGCGCGAAGCAGACGACCGGGGAGCCGGGCCGCTCGGCGAGCACCTCGAGGAGGGCGTCGACCTTCCAGCTCGGGGCCTTCAGCACGGCGTGGTAGTGCGGCCGATCCTCGCCGGTCTCCTCGTCCTTCGTGTAGGTGACCTCCACGTCGGCGTCCGCACAGGACAGAGCCGAGAGGAACTGCAACTGCGTGATGACCGAGAAGGCCGGGAGGTCCCCGTTGCCGACCTCGGCCAGCATGTCCCGCTCCATCGACTCGTACCGCTTCCGGTACTCCTTGGGGATCTCGACGGTGCGGACCGAGTAGACCTTCGGCGGCAGCTGGTCGAGGACGTCGGCCTTGGCCACGCGCCGGTGCGCGCCGAGCAGGCAGGTGCGGAACTCGGCCTCGGTGGCGGGGTTGAGCCCGATCACCTCGTCGGAGTAGTCGCCGGGCACGGTCAGGCAGTAGCGGGCGATGAACCGCTCGCGCGACGGCCAGGCGGTCGGCTCCAGCGCGACGAGCGTGGGCCAGAGGTCGGCCGGGCTGTGCGTGATCGGTGTGCCGGACAACGCGACCACAGTGGACGCCTTGCCCGCGAGGTGCCGGACGGCCCTGGACCGCGCGGCGTCGGGGCTCTTGATCAGGTGGCACTCGTCGATGACCACGGCCGCCGGGCCGAGAGCCGCGAGGGGTCCGCGCTTCCCGGCCGGGCCGATGTCGATCCGGGCGGTGTCGTAGCTGACGACGTAGACGTCCGCGGTGCCGGCCAGTCGCCGCCGCTTCGCCGCGGTGCCGCGCCAGGCGACGACCTTATGTCGGGGTGCCCAGGTCTGCCACGCCTTGACCCAGCTGTCCACGACGGACGCCGGGGCGATGACGACGGCCGGGAACTCTCGCCGGTTGAGGACACCCTCGATGGTCGTGATGGTCTTGCCGGTGCCGGGCTCGTCGGTGATGAGTGCCTTGCCCTGCGCCCGAATCAGCCGGGCGCCGTCGATCTGGTACGGGCGCAGCCGCAGCGTCGAGTGATCACGTCCGGATATCGGCTTGAATGTCGCTCGGGTCTGGCCGGTGCGCCGCGCGTTCTCGTCCTGGATCCACGCACCGAGCCGGGGGCCGGGCTTGAATCGGCTGCCGTAGGTGAAGGCGAGCTGTATGACGGCGGGCCAGGACAGCGGCAGGGTCAGCGCGGCGCCCGACGGATCGAGCTTGACCAGCGGGGTCAGGAGGGCGACCTCGGTCTCGCGCAGGCGCTGCACGTTGCCGTTGCTGGGGACCAGCACGATGGTCGACCTGTCCGTGCTCAGTTCTCCCAGGACATCCGGGCGCGTCATGCCGCACGCTCGTTCAGCTGCGCGAACTCGCCCCACGCCTCGACGGCCGCCGCGTTGTACGCCTGCGCTGCGTCCCAGGGGTCGCTGTATTCGCCGAGGTACCGGCGCGTGTAGTTGACCCGGATGTAGGCACGCCAGGTCCCGCGGTCGCTTCGCCAGCTAACTCCCTTGTAGCCGGACGTGTTGGTCCGGTATCGCCTGGCGTTGCCCATGTTCTGCGAGCGTGTGCCGGCTCGAAGGTTGGTTCGACGGTTGTCGAGGCCGTCGCCGTTGGCGTGGTCGATGTCCATCCCATCCGGGGTGCCGGCCACGAGGTGGTGCATTCGGATGACGGCCGTGTCGGTACCTGGCCGGTGTGCCAGGGCGTAGGTGGTGGTCGGCTGATCGTTGGCGTGCCAGCGGTGCTGGGACACCGCGGCGTAGTCATCGATGTCAACGAGGGCGACACGCCCGTCAGCAAGCGGGATCTCGACGTGGGCCGTGGTCTGGGTGCCGTCGGCCGACAGCTCGCCGAGGACGTCGGGCCTCACGCCGCCTCCAGGTGGTCGCGGATGAACTGGTCGCACTCGTCCTTGGTCGGGAACCAGGCCGGGAGTGCGGGGCACCAGCCGTCGTGCACCTGCAAGCAGGGCTGCCACGGGTGGCCGGTCGTGTCCTCGGGGTCGACGTCGGAGAACCAACGAGCCGCCACGGTCTGTCCTTTCGGGAGAGACAGAGCGACCCGCCTCCGTAAGCAGCGGAGGCGGGTCGCTCTGAGATCGGTCAGGCCGCGGGTGGTGTCGCGTTGGTCAACGCCGCGAGGATGGCCGCCGCGTCGATGCCCGCCGGGTTGTTGCCGGGGACCTGGAGGGTGGCCACCGGTGCCGCGGGCTGCGCGACGATCGGCGGCGGGGTCACGACCACACCGCCGGTCGCCGGAGGCGGGGTCGGGGCCTGGCCCGGCCGGGTGTACTGGACCGCGCGGATCTTGGCGTCGTTCAGCTCGGCACCGCTCTTGGACTTCGCCGGCTGGGTGTGCGTGAAGGTGACGGTCAGGGTCGCGCCGAGTTCGAGGCCCCGCTTGATGGTCTCGACCGGCACGCCCGCGTCCACCATCGCCTTGTTGACCGCCGAGATGTCCTTGCCCTTGACGTGCCAGGTGGCGCGGCCCTCGGGGTGGCGCTCGGTGACCGGCACGTCCAGGCCGACGATGAGCACCGGGATCGGGTTGCCGTCGTCGAAGAACTTCGGCGCCTTGGTGATGTAGTCGGTCAGCTGCTTGACCTGGGTCGGCGTCGCGACGGTACCGGTGAACGAGGTGCCGATCGGGTCGTCCTTCTTGAACAGCTCGGGGCCGTAGCCGACCCGGCCGAGCACGTCGGCGAGGTTGATGTCGACGGTGGGCGCGACGGGCACCGGCTGCGGTGCGGGCTGGACGTTGGCCACGACCGGCACGGCAGGAGCCTGCTGGGCCTGGGCGGCTGCAAGGAGCTGCTGGAGCATGGCGGGATCGAGGTTCGCGAGGGGGTTGTACACTGTGTCGGTCTCATTCCTGTTGGTAGGCAACAAAAAGCCCGCCGGTCCGCGAGGGGATCGACGGGGCGTAGTGGGGCGGGCAGACGCTGCGGATGGCCATCAGTAGTAGCTGTCCCCGCAGCGGGCGACCGGCTCGGCCATCGCCAGGAGCATGGCCACGAGGACCCAGAGGCGCGGGTTGTAGAGGTAGGTGCGGAGTGTCACGGGGTTCCCTTAGTGCCGGGGCAGCCGACGCCACCGGCCACCGCGTCGGGCCGGTAGAGCGGACACCAGATGCAGTCCCCGTCGCTCGGTGTGGCGGGGATGTCGTTGATGGAGATCTGGCCGGAGGCGACGAGCTGGGCCGCAGCCTCGCGGGCCGGAGTGACTTGATAGACCCACTGGAGTTCAGGGTCGTCGGGCCGCCATTCCTGCTCCCAGACGTAGAGCTTGTCGAGAGAGGACTCGGTGCGTGGGAAGGCGACGAGCACGACCCGCTTCACCGGCAGCCCGAGCGCCGCGAACCCGGCGCCGTAGATCTTGAGCTGCACGCGGTACTTCAGCGGCGGGCCGTGGCGGCGGAGCCTTTCCAGCGAGGTTCGGCCCAGGAACTTCCAGTCGTCGACACAGAACTCCCAGCCGTCGTAGGCGTCGCCGGTGCCGGGGTTGCCGGGCAGCCGAGGGTCCTTGACCTTCCGTTCCGACAGCCACCGCAGGCCGTTGCGCTCGTTGTCCGATGCCAAGGCGCCTTCCATCCAGGCGTGCCCGGCCGTGCCCATGATGCTCGCCCACGGGTCGTGCACGTGGTTCGTCGCGGGCACCGCGGCCATCTTCCCGACGACCTGCCGATCGCAGGCGTGCCCCAGCTCGGAGGGTCCGAGGTGCTGTTGGACCGAGCGGGGTGCGCGGGCCGCGTGCTCGACGGCCACCCGCCGCAGCTCCCCCGCGTAGGCCGACGCCCAGGGCGTGTTGCCGTTGATGGGCGCCGGCCGCGCGCGGGAGGTCATGACGGACGCGAGGTCGAGGTCGGTCACGCGGGCAGCTCGCGGGGCTCGACCTCGGTGATGGCACTCAACCGGCGCAGCTTCGCGAGTGAGTAGTTGGTCCACTCGGTGGACCAGGTGCCGCCCATATATCCCCAGTGGATGGTGAAACTGTTGGGCTCGCGCTCGTACCAGTAGTCGCCGTCGGAGTCCTTGAAGACGCGCACGGTGGTCGGCTTCTGCACCTCGGCGGCCGGGGTGCCCGGCACCGCGCCGATGGTCTCCGAGGCGCCCTTCATGTCGTCGTCGAAGTGCTGGAGGGGCTTGGCGTTGCTGTCGCGGAAGGACACCCAGTGGTCCGGTCGGATCTTGGTGTACGTGTGCGTGAAGCCCCGGCGCACCGTGCCGACCAGGTCCTTGCTCGGGTCGTCGGCGGGCTCGATCACCTCGACGTCGGCCTGCGCGTGGTTCCAGGCGGCCCAGCCCACGAACTGGCCGTTGGCGTCCACGGTGGACTCGATGCTGCCGGACGCCGGGGGCAGCGCGGTGAGCCGGACGCGGTCGCCCGGGTTGAACGCGGTCATGCGGTCGCTCCAATCGGGGGCAGGGTCTTGACGTCGAGCTCGAACTCCTCGTCGTCCTCGGGGTCGAAGGGCATGGCGTTCTCCTTGTCGTAGGTGTCTTGGGCTCGGAGCTGGTCGAGGGTGTGCAGGGCTTCGGAGATCACGCGGAGGCCGTAGTCGCGCGGCAGCGGACGGGCCACGCCCCGGGCTTCGAGCCGGCCGAGTACCCGTACGGCGTAGGGGTGTTCGTTGATCACGACTCAATCCCAGGTCGACGGCTCGGACCAGCTGTCGAGCAGCTCGTTGCCCGTGCCCTTGGCGGCGTGCGGGCCGGTGTGCCAGATGCGCCGGGTGCAGCGGTATCCGTAGACGCTCAGCTCCCGGCAGACGCGGTGCTCGGCGTGCTCGGTGAACGGGTCGTCGTCGGTGGGCAGCCAGTCGAAGCGGTCCTCGTTGAACTCGCGGACGATCCAACCGAGCACGAACCCGAGGACCGCCGCGGCCAGGGCCTTCACTTCTGAACCTCGAGGGTCCAACTGGTGCCGCGCCGGGCGTACGCCTCGTAGACTTGCGGCAGGTCGGCCCGAAGCCGCTTCGAGTCGAGGTTCGTGGTGGGCTTCGGATAGAGCCGCAGCGCGGGCAGACCCGGTGCCGCGGCGATGATCTCGTCGGCGTCGGGCCGGGCCCGGGTGAGCTCGCCCTTGATGGCGGCGTTGACCTCGTCGAGGCGCTCCTTGCCCGCCTTCACCGCGGGGGCCAGCTGCGCGCGCTCGGCGATGAGCTGCTCCAGGCGGCTGCCCTGGTCGGCCGGGACGACGGCGAGGACGGGTTGGGGCTGCTCGGGTTCCGGCGCGGTGGACGGGGTGAGGCTGCCGTGCTGGATGGCGTGAGCCGCGAGGGCTTGCGCGAACTGGTCAGTCATGCGGCAGCCCACCAAGGTGCTCGTTCGGTCAGTCGGTCGTAGGCGTCCCGGACGGCGGGCGGCGCGATCGCGAGGAGCACGTCGTCGGCCCGGCCGTGATCCGCCTCCGCGTCGTCGCCGGAGAGGGCGTCAATCGCGGCGACGGCTTCGTCTACGGTCACCGGCGTCTGTCCTTTCCGGACTCGACGAAGGCGGCCACGACGCAGCCGAGCACCATCGCCAGGGCCAGCACGCCGCAGACCAGCGCGGCCCACTCATCGGGGGTGAGGTACATGTCAGGCCACCTCCGCCACGTACAGCCCGGCCTGCACGGCGAGCGGGTCCGGGGCCTTCCGGACGAGCGGGCGGTTGGTCGCGGGCTGCCGCAGCCACACCGGGATCGTGATGGTCTTGCCGGTGGGGTACGTCAGCTTCCGGCGGTCACGGCGATTCGGGCCGTCGTGCCGGATCACCCAGCGGGGCTTCAGGGTCGGGGCTTCCAGGACGCTCGTCGGGGTGCTGTTGTGGTAGGCCATGAGGAGTCCTTGCGAGTCGGTGGTTGTGGGCCTCGAGCCGGATGCGCCGGCGGGCCAGGCGGTAGCGCGGGGTCACGAGATGCGGGCGGCCGGGTACCAGTCCGTGGGCTGCACGGCGGCGTAGCGCTCGGCGAGGCGGATCTCCTGGAGGGCGGCGCAGAGGGCCGAGATCGCGCGGAGGTCTCCGGAGGGGTGGCGGTCGGCCACGTCCTTGACGAGGGAGGCTGCTTCGCGGAGCCGGGCGTGGTCCTGTTCGGTGAGCATCACGCCGCCAGGCAGGGACATGACGCGATGCACGGTGACAACTCGCAGACCCGTTCCGGGGTGTACTCCCCGCAGTACATCTCTCGGTCCTCTTCGGACCAGTTGGCCAGGACCGGCTGGCGCTCCTTGGGGAACAGCTCGGGGATGACCTGAGCCATGTACCTCGGGTCGCTGAGTTCGAAGACGTCCATCAGGCCACCACCGCCTGGGCCTGCCAGCTGGCGGCGAAGTCCGACGAGGGGCGCACGTAGCCGTCGGCCTCGAACCGGTGCCGCTGCTTCTCGGCGGCCGCGTCGACCGCGTCGATGTACCGGCAGACCTCGCGGAGGGCGAAGTGCGGGTCGGTGTACTTGTCGAAGCTGAACTGCGGCACGCCGTTGACGACGGCCCGGAGGTGCTCGGCGGTGGACTCGGTGAGGTCGGTCTTGCTGACGAGTTCGATGCGGACCTCGCGGCCCTTGTAGACGGTGCTGATCAAGACGTCCTCGATTCGGAGGTGGGTGCGCGGGGTACTGGCAGTCGGGGTCGCGGGGCGGGCAGAGCGGGCAGGAGACCTGGACTCGGGGTGGCATGGTTGCCTTTGCGAAAGGGAACGGTGTGGTGCGTGCCCACCTGCCGGTATCGCACCGGGGTGCCGCCCGAAGTGGACAGCTGGCTGCTTAGCCAGGGGGCTACGGGCGATATTCGAAGCGTCGACCCGTTGCGCGTATGAGGTAGTCCCCGCACTGGCCCTTGCCCTCTCGGGTGGTGCCCCACTTAGGTGCGGTTTCCAGGCAGGCCAAGTAGCCCGGCTGAGCGGGTGTCTACTTGGAACAGTCAGGTGGGCTATGCGGCCCGGGTCCGACCGGCGCGGCGTGGGCGTGTACCCCACGGCTGTCCGGACACTGCATCAGCGCTTCCGCGCCGGTCGGAGTTCGGTGCGACCGGGCGGACCAGGAGCGCTACCGCGGCGCGGGTTGCCGCATCCATTCGCGGTGCTGCTTGCGCTACCTCCGCTGCCCGACGGCGCGCTGCTGCATCGAGCGACAGCCAGTCAGGAAGGAGGGCGGCCAGCTGGTCCGTCCGGTCGCTGGTCATCAGAGTTCGCCTTCGCCGTTGCAGCCGCCGCAGGTGGTCTCGACGTTCCGGCCGTTGCGCCGGACCCAGACCGTTCCGCTGCCGCCGCACTGGCCGCACGGGGTCTTGGCGAACAGCGCGGTGTCGTAGTCGTAGGTCACCGGCCACGTCTCGGGCCGCGAGAAGTCCAGGTCCAGTGGGAGCTGATCCCCTGAAGGACGTCTGGCCGGCGTCTCGGTTGCTTGCATGGGGCAACGTTATGCCCCTATTTCTCACCGTGTCAAGCAGAATGGGGCGAAAATGGGGAGTCCGACCCCTAACGATCATCTGACCTGCGGAGATACGCAAACGGCCTCACCCGCACGGGGTGGACAGAGACACTTCTGTGACCTACCCTTGCCTCATGCCTGCATCAATTTCGCCTCGGGAGCGACACATGGATGCCCGGCGCCGCGCGTTGGGGATGAGCTGGGAGGAACTGGCCCTCAAGGCACAGGTCGGCCGCGAGACCCTACGCCGGATACGCGAGGGCGGCGGCGGACCGAAGGCGGTGCGCAACGTCGAGGCGTCGCTCGGCTGGCGCATCGGCAGCGTGGCCGACATCGACGACGGCGGGGAGCCGCGAGTCATCGACACCGACGACGTGCTGCGCCGGCCGGTGTCTTCCGGTGGACCAGAAAGCGTCATCGATCGGCTACGTGAGATATGGCTACAGGTCGGCACTATCACTTTCTGGGCGGCGGTCCAAACCCTCCAGGCCGAGGCCGAGCAGACAGCGGAGAGTCACCGCGATACGGGCTCCTGATCAGCTGCGTACCGACGGTTGACCTGCGGACCATCCCCCACCAGGGTGAATACTTTAGTCTGTGACTAACCGACTGTAATTACTGCGGGTCGGGGCCCGATATCGTGGTCAGCTACAGCCGTCAGAGACCTCTGGGGAGAGGGACCATGCACGCTCAGATTCCGGTAGGCGTCCAACGCAAGATCCGCCTCGCGGTCGGTGCCCCTGTCGCCGTCGCCCTCTGTTCGTTCTACGCCGCGCAGGTCGCCGACACCGGGCAGGCCGCGGGCATGGCCTTCATGGTCGGCCTGACGGCGGTGGTGATCGCAGCCGTGTGGGGCCCCTACCTGCACTGGGCCTGGCGGACCCGCCACGTCGAGGAGCTGCACGAGGACGAGGTCGCCGACCTGCGGTACACCATCCGCCGCAACCGCGCCGACATCGACGCCCAGACCCTCGTGATCGAGCACCTGCGCCGCCAGCACCAGCCGGCGGTGGGCTGGATTCCCGACGGCCCGACACCGCCCCGCCCGCCCGCGCAGGTGCTCCAGTTCGTCCGCCGGGACGAAGGCTAGTCCTGAAGACCGAACTCGACGCGCACCGAGTCCGGGTCGAAGGTCCGCGCGCCCGGCCGTCCGACGGGGTACACGGTCACCCGGACCGCCCGCCGGAGTATGGCCCGCCGCTCGGCCAGCGGGGCACCACCGGTGCGCTCGGGGCCGTCGCCGAACCACCAGGCGACGGTCTTCTCCGGCGGCGGCAGCAGGTCCAGGGCGTCCCCGCCCACGGTCGTCGCCAGTTGCCCGGCGATCTCGGCGATACGCGCTTGCGCCGCAGCCGTGCCGACGAGCATCTGCTCGCGGGTGATGCGCCGGGCCGCGCGGTCCTCGGCCAGCTCGGTCAGCGTCTGCTCCAGCTCGACGGACTCCGCGCGCAGGGCGTCTGCGTTGACAGCGGGGCGCGGCGCCTGGAGGAGGCCGCGGTGCTCGTCCTCGCTGAGCCAGAGCGCGACCACGCTCTCGACGAACTCGTCCACCGGCCCGGCCTTCCGAGCGATGTGCTGCCAGCTGCCGTCCTCCGCGCGGCAGCGGTACTCGCCTTTCGTCACCACCAGGCGCGGCTGCTCGCACACCCCGCAGAGGTAGAGCCGGGAACCGAGCCACCGCGGCGGCCGACCTCCCGAGCCGCCCCGCTTCGGGTTGCGCAGCACCGCCCCTAGTGCCGAGGCCGTCTCCGCGCCGACGAGGTCCCCGAGGTCCGGGCGGAGCAGGATGTGGCGCAGCGCCTGCGACTGCCACGCGACGAGCCGCAGCGGCGGGTGCCAGCGCGCGGTGGGCACGCCGGCCGCCGACCACTCCCGGCAGATCGTCTGGAGCCCGACGCCGCCGAGCACCCGTCGCGACGCCGCCCGGAGCCGCTCGGCCTCGTACTCGCGGACGGTCACGCCGTCGCGTTCCTTGCCGTAGCGCCGCGGGCCGCCGAGGTACTCGCCCGCCGCCCGCTTCTGCGCCCGCTTCCGGGTGACGCGCTCGCCGGTGCGCTCGGCCTCGGCGGCGTCCGACGCGGCGAGCATCCGCGCGACCTGCCTGCCGTCGGCGGTGTTGAGGTCGAGGCTCGGCGAGCGCAGGTAGGAGAAGGTGACGCCGTGCCGCTCGGCGAGCTCGATCAAGTCCTCGAGCTCGCGGGGGCGCCGGGTCAGGCGGCTGGAGGTGTAGGCGAGGATGCGGTCGATGCGCCCAGCCGCGGCGCCGGCGATGAGCCGGTCGTACTCGGGGCGGGTCTTGCGGCTGCGGGTGCTGGCCGAGATGTCGTTGTCGCGGTAGACGTCGGCCACGACACCGCCGGTCGCGGCGCTCAGCGCGCGGAGGTCTTCGTCCTGCCGGGTCACGCCCAGCTCGAGGCCCTCGCGGTCGTCGGAGATGCGCTCGTAGAGCCCGTCGCGGAACGGCCTTGACTTCGGCTGCATGACGGGTATCGTAACAGATACAACCTCTAGAACGAGTTGTCATTGTAGAGGTTGTGACCACGAGGAGGAGACCATGACCACCGCCATCTACGGACCGCAGACCACGTGGGCACGCAACTCGTGGACCGTGCACGACAACCGCGAGATCGTTGCTCGGTTCTCCGTCGGCCGCGAGGCTCACGAGGCGATCACGAACAGCCGCCACGTCTCGCCCGACTCGGGCCGGAAGCTGTGGCTGTACGACCCGACGGGCCGCGTGGTCGCCGTCTACGTGGACGGGCGCGAGCAGCTCGACGGGCTGAGCGGGCCCGCGTTCCCGGCGGTGCCTACGTCTCGGTTGTGCCCGAACACCGGCACCGACCAGTGCGACGACGGCACCGGCTGCCCGTCATGCTGACCACCGAGGTTCTGGCCGTCGCCCTGCTCCGTGCGATGCTCGCGGCGCTGGCGGTGGTGGCCCTTTGTGTCCTCGGTGGCTGGGTCATCCCCTTCGGTCTCGCCGGGGCGCTCGCGTGCTGCCAGCTGGCCGAACGATGACGGCCGGCGCGGTGACAGCCGCACAGACTGAACTGTTCGAGGGCCTCCGGCGGCTCGTCGAGCAAGGCCCCACCGACGACCTGCTCGCCCAGGTGCGGCAGCTGGCCAACCGTGTCAGCCGCAAGCTCAGCCGGGCGCAGCGTGCGGGTCAGCCCAAGCCCGAGGCCAAGCCCGAGGCCAAGCCCGCGCAGCGCAACGCCGAAGCCCCCAGGCGCGATGCACTCAGCGTCATAACTGGGTGGAAAAGGAAGATCACTATGCGCAAAGTGCTGGTCGTCGTGGCTGCCTGCCTGTTCGTCATTGCCATGCTGAGCCTGACAGCGTGCGCCGGAGCTGAGGCCGGCGAGCCCGCGCCAGCCCCGACGAGCTCGGTGTCCGCGGCCGACAAGCTCGAGGCGGACAAGGCCGCGGCCACCGAGGCGTGCAAGGGCTTCGTCGAGAACCAGCTCAAGGCGCCGGCCACCGCGCAGTTCGTCGGCGTCGAGGCCACGCTCCACGGCGTCGACACCTACGACGTGCTCGGCGGTGTCGACTCCGAGAACGGCTTCGGCGCGCTCATCCGGTCCACCTTCAGCTGCACGACCCAGCTCTCGCCAAGCACAGGCGAGGACTGGATCGAGGTCAGCGTCAACGTGTTCTGAGAGGATCATCCGATGCGCGACAACCGCGATCCAGTGCGCCTATTTCCGGGGCAGCACGGCCTTACCTTCTGGCTCGGCCCTCGGGAGGACCACTCCTCCGTGCAGGTCGACATGATCCTCTACACGCCCGACGGCCCGCCTGCGCCTTCGGGGCATGGCGAGCTGTCGTGGGATGACCTGCGCAAACTACGCGACGCCATCGACTTCTACCTTCGAGACGGTGCGCCTACCGCTTGACCGCCTCCAGGAGGTCGCGCACCGGCAGCTAGCCTAAGCCGGTGCGCTACGTGTCCATCGCCTACGGCACCCTAGAAGAAATCACCCAGCTGATGCGTGAGGCACTCGGCGGGCAGCGCAGCCCGCGTAGGCAGCGCGAGGCGCGGCAGGCTCTTGAGGATCTCGAGGCAGGCGACACCAGCGTGACGCTGGGCATGACCACCTACCTGGTAGTGGACAACCCGGACGAGGTGGTCTGACCCTCGCCCTTGGTGTTACCCTCGGCGGATCGTCCTGGCTACCAGGGCCGGGGCACGTTCGAGGACAACTCCATGATCACCCAAGCGGACAGCGTCGAATGGACGCTGAGAAGGTCGCTTGACTCCACAGCCCACCAGGCTGTCCGGGGACAAGCGATACGTCCCGGACCCCGGTGGGCTGACGTATGCCCCTAGGTCTCACACACCCGACGGTCAACGACAAGTGGTTCGGCTGCTACGTCGGCGACTGGTTCTTCCGGCTGGTCGACGGCGACCGCTACATCGCGGTGCTGCGCACGCCCGCCTCGGCCCAGCTCGTCGACAGCATCCCCGTCGAGGCCGACACCTCCAGCGATCCGCGGCCGGTGCTCTGGCGCCTGGCCGAGGCGTGGGCGATGAACCACAGCCGTGTCCGCCGATGACCGAGAGCCACACCTTCACGTGGCGGCCCGACCTCGCAGACTGGTCACTCTCGCACCTCACGATCGACGGCCAGACGCGCCGGGCGGTCGACGATGTGAAGTACCCCGGCCTGCGGTGGATCTGGGCGGTGTGCGCCGGCAAGACCAACGGCAGCGCGACGGAGCTGCCCGGGTCGGAGCGGTGCCCCGCCTGCAAGGACTGGCTACGCGGCAAGCCACCGGGAACGACGAAAAGCCCCCACCCCGCGGGACCGAAGTCCAACGGGGCGGGGGCCGGATGAGGAGCGTCATGCTACCGGACGACAAGGATTGGATCTACGCTTGCCGAAAGTGCGGCAAGGTCTACTGCATCTGTATCGGGATCAGAGTTCGCGGTCGCGCATGTCCGCCTCCTAGAGGATGACCAGGACCCCGGCCGGGTCGTCGGGCGGCGTGACGGGAGCCTTGCCGCCGGCGACCCACCGGACCCAGATCAGGTAGGTGCCCGGCGTCAGCTCGTTGCCGGTGCCCGGCCCGACGTAGATCCCGAGTCCGTCGGCCGTGGCGTCTGCCGCTCCGCTGATCGCGTCGGTGTCGACCGGGCGGGAGCGGTGCGGCAGGATCGCGTACGTCCAGTCGACGACCGGCGAGCCGTCGGAGGCCGTGACGGTGAGCGGGCCGACCCAGTCCTTGGCCAGTCGGTCGAGGGTCCAGGTCGTCACTGCGCCTCCAGGGTCACGGTCCAGCGCTGAGGTTCGAGCACGACCGCGGGGCCGGGTTGCGGCGCGAGGGTCGCGGTGTAGGTCAGGTTCGGCGGCAGTGCGCCTTGGCGCTCGGCGACCAGCGAGGCGGTAGCCCGCAGCGTCACGGAGCCGGAGCGGTGCGACGAGCCGGACAGGGCCAGCCCCGCCGATGCCGCCAGCGAGCGGACCGCCGAGACCGCCTTGGCTCCGGCCGCCACGATCGCGGCCACCGCGCCGAGGGCAGTGCTGCCGGCTGCGGACTTCGAGCCGACCGCGGTCACGGTGCCGTTTGCTGCAACGGAGGCCGCACCTGTTGCAGCCTTCTGCCCGTTCACTGCAACAGCCGCCGACGCGGACAGGGTCACCGAGCCCGCAGCGTTCTTCCGCCCGGCCACCGACACCGCTGCGGTCGCGGTCAGGGTGACGGAGCCGGAGTGGCTCTCGGCCAGTGGCGGGCCGGCCTCGGTCGTGACGGCTGTGCCGCCTGCGGTGAGGTGGCGCCCGTTGCCGGAGTGGTCGGTCAGGTCCCCGGCGGTCTCGAGCGGCCAGTCCGCCCACAGCCCGGAGGTCCGGACGGGAGCGGTCGCCGCCCACTCGGCCTCTATCTGCGCTTGGCTGAGCACCGCCGACCAGACCCGGGCGTAGGCCACCCGGCCGTTCCACCACTCGGAATCGTCTGTTGTGGACCGGCCGCCGAGGGTGATGCTCGTCGGGCTGGCCGCGCCGGACGCGGTGCCGGACACGACTTCCGTGGACCCGCCCGGGATGGTGGCGTAGACCTTGGTGGCGGTGCCCGTCACGGTGAACGCGACCGGCCGCCACGCAGCGACCGGGGTGCCGGTGGTCGCCGTGACGGTGCCGCCGCCGGTGAAGTAGTTCGGGCCGCCGGTGCCGTCCACACTCGTCGCGAAGGTGGCGGTGGTGCTGCCGCCGGTCCACAGCCGGGCGTACGTCGCGTTCGTGTTGAGGTCGACCGCGTTGTAGACCCAGGCGACGAAGGTGATCCCGGACGCCGGGTCGGGGACGCCGCCACCCGTGTAGGAGATCTTGTCGGTGGCGGCGTCGAACCGGACGGACATGGCTCAGCCCTTCCGGCTAGTACGTGCCGGTCACACCGAGTACAGCCACAGCGCCCGCGTCCTGCATCTGGAACACGTACAGGGGCAGAACCGTTCCGTCCGCGATCGGAACGAAGACCGACTCACCCTGCCCGAGCGAGTAGCCTTCGTCGTAGGCAGGCGCCGTGTTCTGGTAGGACAGCGTGACCGGGGTGCGGCCAACGTTCTTCACGGTCACCCCGGGGTGCAAGAAGTTGCCGACCAGGGGCACAACATCGCTGACCGGGTGTTGGTCATTCCAGTTGGTCAAGGCCATCAGGTCTTTCCCTTTCAGCTTCCGGAGTCCACGTCGGCGAGGACCGACAACGCGTAGGTGCCCTGCGCGCCGTAGGTCTCGGTGGTGGCCGTCTCGGTGTGCACCGGCGAGCCGCCGGAGCTGGCCGTGTAGAAGCCCACCGTGTTGACCGTCGAGCCCGCGGGGACGTCGAAGGTGGCAGTGCCGGTCCAGTCGCCGTTGGCCGTCGCGCCGTAGCTCAGGGTCTTGCGCGCGTAGGCTGGCGAGCCACCGGTCAGCTCGGTCGAACCGTTGAGCAGACCGACGTGGGTGTAGCCGTTCTTCAGGCCCTCGGCGGCAGGGTTGAGCAGTGCGTTGGAGAGTGGCACGGGTGCCTCCTTGTGCGTCCCCCAGGCGGATCAGATGAGGGCGACCAGCGCCCAGACAGCCCCGGCGAGCGGGGCCAGCTGCACCGCGGTGACGGCGGTCAGCTGCGGCAGGGTCTTCAGCCAGCCCGGCCGGCGGACCTTGCTGGCGACGGCCGCCCAGCGCACGCCCGACCACATCAGCCAGCGGCGGACCCAGCCGACATTGCACGCCTGGAGCGCCGCGCGGAACTCGGCGTCGACCTGTGCCGACGAGACCACGGCGCCGTACTTCACCAGCTCGTCCGTGATCAGGTAGTCGTGCACGACGGCGGCCTTGTCCCACCGGCCCGACTGCGGGAACAGGACCCAGAGCAGCCGCGGCACGGACGCGAAGTCGGTGACGTAGCCCGCCGGGACCTCGACCTGCGCGGCGTACTTGCCCGCGTAGGCCAGCGTCGCGAGCAGCTCCCAGAGCGCGTCCTCGCCCTCGACCTTGCGGACGTCGAGCGGTGTGGCGAACGATGCCATCAGGCCGCGTCCTTGCCGCTCACGTGGACGTCCACCTCGACGGTGTTCTCGCGCAGCGCCTTGGCGACGGCGGCCTCGACCTGCTCGGCCGTCAGGTCGTTGGTGCCCTTGGCGATGACCTGCGCCAGCGCGCTGACGGAGGCCGTCGCGGCGTCGAGCTTCCGGCCCAGCGCGGCCAGGCCGTACGAGCTGTTGTTCATCAGCTGGTTCGTGTTCAGCCAGGTGTGGCCCCAGCGGTCCGGCCCGGGGTCCTTGACCTCGTCGGTGGGCTGCATGTCGTCGTCCTCCGGAGTGGGGTTGGTGAGCGGCTTCAGGATCAGGTTGCGGTCGCAGAGCACGCCGCCCACCGTCACCTGGGTGTTGTTGTCCTGCCAGACCTGCACGTGCGCGCGGACGTCGCTGCGCCGGCCGGCCTGCCAGAAGTGATCGACGATGTCGCGGGCTGCGTCCATCGCGTTGCCGAAGCCGTAGGCCCCGGTCTTCGCGCGGCCCAGCACCGACACGGCGCCGAGCAGGTACGCCTGCCACTCGGCCGGGCTCGGCAGCGTGGTGCGGTCGTTGGTGAAGTAGATGACCCCGTCGTAGCCGAGGAACTTCGCGCCGGCGAGCGCCCGCTTGGCGTGGGCGACCCCCGTCGGGAAGCCGCCCGCGGACGCGGTCGTGGTGGTCTGCATGACCATCCGCACGCCCAGCCCGGCAGCGCGGTGGCTGGCGAACTCGGCCTTGGTGGTGTGCTTCCAGCCGAGGTTGTCCGGTGAGTCGATGTACCGGATGACGCCGGCGTACCCGGCGCGCTTGATGGTCTGTCCGTCCAGTTTGGCCGCTGAGTAGTCGAGCCAGTAGGCCACGGCTGTCAGCCTCCGATCAGTGTCTTGATCCAGTCGACGGCGCCCGAGAGAAGCGCGGTCACGCCGGCGATCCCCGACAGCTGCCAGGTGGACCAGCGCCGCGTGACCTTCTGCTCGCCAGCCCTCTCCAGCGCCTCGACGCGGTACTCGAGCTTGGCCACGCGCGGGAGGTACTCCTCGCGGTGGGCGTCGAGCTTCTCGTCGAGGCCGTCGAGCTTTCCCTCGAGGCGCTCCAGGAAGCGGACAAGCGTCGGGTCCACGTGCGGCTCCGTCATCGGTCGTAGGGTCAGGTTCCGCGGGTGTGCACGCCGTAGACCCCCATCCACACCTGGCCGGCCGAGGTGACGGCGGCCTGTGCGGTGACTTGGATCTTGACGTCGTGCTGCTTGAACCACGGGGTGATGTCGAACGGGCCTTGCGCGGACGTCTCGGCGGCGTCCTTGACCCAGGTCCCGACGGGCTCATCGTCGAGGTTGAGCGTGTAGGTGATGTTCCCGGCGCCCGTCGAGCGCCCCCACACACCGTTAATCCGGATCGTGGGGTGCACCACCATCGGGATGCGGCCTTCCCACACGATCTGAGCCGTTGTGATGGTGCTGTCCGCGATGCGCCAGATACCGAGGCTGCCCGCGGCCGGAGCGACCGGGACGAACCGGGGGTACATCGGCACCCCGAGGTACGGCTCGGCGAGCCCGATGCCGCCCTGGTCGTCGGCGATCACGGAGTCTTCGTTCTGGTCCCGCCACGAGGCGACCTGCTGCTCGGTGTCGCCGACGTAGTCCACGCCGAGGAAGCGCGTGCCGTCGTGCCTGTTCCAGAGAATGACCTGCTTGCCCGACACCGAGCCGGGGCCTGTGTAGAATGTGGTCTCGTCGGTGTCCGGGTCGATCACCCGGAAGCCGCCCTGTCCGCGCACGACGAACGTGCCGTCGGACACCGCAGTCGCCGGGCCACGCCGGGCCGCGCGAAGCTCGGCGATCTCGCGCCTGAGGGTGGCGATCTCCCGGGCCATCCAGTCCGGGCCCTTGGGGATGAGATCTCTCGGCGGCACTACTCGCCCTCCAGGGTCTCGGCCGCCTCGCTCGGGTCCCAGAGGACGAGCGAAACGCGGTCCGTCTCGGGGTTGAGGTTCCAGCCGATCGCACGGCCCTGGTCGGTGACGCCATCGGGGTGACGGTGACCGACCAGCTGCCAGGCCACGTCGTCGCCGAGGTTCCAGTCGACGCCGAGCAGCGGGTAGGCAGAGGCGTTCGCCTCAATGGCCCACGTCCGCGCACCCATCTTCATCACGGCGACCCGGGCCTGTGCGTGGCTGTTCAGCGTGGCCACGTCGGTGATCGACGACGACGGCTGGAAGCGGTGCTCCCAACGCGGGAATCCGTTGGCCAGCAACACTTCGTCGCGAGCCGGTGCGGAGAACGGCTGGGAGTCGCCCTCGCCGCTCGAGTACGCGACGACGTGGTTGGCACCTCTGCCGGCCGAGTAGTCCTCGTCGTAGGTGTACTCCGCGCCAGAGGCGCCCACCGTGCCGAACACCGCGGCGGCCGATGTCTCGAAGACCGCGCTCGGCGACGGGCTGGCGATGCCGATGCGGCTGCGGACCCGGGCGATCTTCGACACGGCCGTCTGGGTCGCGTCCGCCCACTCCAGATCGATCGTCCACTCGGGACCATCGAGCACGCCGGACAGCTCGTCCAAGGTAGCGAAGACGGTCTTGTTGTCCTTGTCGAAGTACGCCCGGTCGCGCAGCGTGCCGGACGCAGGCGCGTCAATGGTGAGGTCGATGCCCTCGTCCTGCGCGTCGCCGAGCAACTCCGCTGCGATCACCGACGCCTGGTCAACGTTGACCCAGACGTGGTCGCCGACGTAGCGCCGGTCGAGGTAGCCCTCGATGGTGACCGCGCTCAGCTCGACCGTGCCGTCCGTGCCGCCGTTGCGCCGCAACACGATGCCGCCCCAGATCGGGACGTCGTTCATGACCGCGACGATCAGCGAGCGGCCCGGCTCCGTTGCGCCCAGCCAGTCCCGAACCGGCACCGTGACGCCAGGCAGCGGGACCGGCAGGCTGAACGAAGTGTTGGTGCTCGTTCCCAGGACCCGGCCGATCGAGCCGCCAAGGGTCAGGTCCGGCAACTCGTCGATGATCTGGCCGGAGACCAGGTCGCAACCGAGCCAGGTGATCATGCGTTGTACCCGATGTACTCGACGCAGAGGACCGGGTAGATCGCGGCCGTCGTCGAGGTGCCCACTGTGGACCCGGACGACTGGAGCCCGGCGAGTTCGATGTAGTCACCAGCGGCGCACAGCACGCTGACCGTGTTGGTCGCACAGACCGAGGTCGTCGCGCCGCTCACGGCCGGGCCCTGGCTGCCGGGGATGGTGGTCCCGTTCTTGCGCAGCTCGGCCTGCCGGAGGTTCGGCGAGCCCGACGTCTGCGCCGCCCAACCCACGCTGCCGGACACCCGGTAGACGCCGGCGATCGGCACGGTGTAGCGGCTGGAGTTCGTGACGTTGTCGTGGCCGCCGTGGGTGTCGAAGTCCTCGGTGTTCAGCGCGAGGACCGTCATCGACCCCGACGCGACGTTGCCGCCCGTCGTCCGCAGCATCCGCGCCGCGGGGCGCTCAGGCACCCATGCCGAGCCGGAGTAGCGGTGCACCGCGCTCACGTTGCTGATGTAGGCCAGCTGCCCCGCGTAGGGGTGGGTAACCGCGGTGTCCCGGTCCGAGCCGGACGAGCAGAGCGCGAGACCCTGCACGCGCCAGGCAGTGCCGTCGTAGATCTCGACCCAGTCCCGGTCCGTGCGGTAGACCGCCTGCCCGTCGTGCGGGTTGGAGATCGCGTCGCGCGCCGCCTGCGATCGAACCGGCAGCAGCCCGCCCGCGGCCGACGTCCACGAGTAGTTGTTCGTGACAGCCGGAGAGCCCCCGCCCGACGCCGGCACGTCGATCGTCGCCAGCTTGATCGCGCCCGTCGGGACGCTCGGCTCGACGGGCGAGCCCGACGGGGTACCGGCGACGTACTCCGCGCGGTAGATCCGCAGCCCGCTAGCACTCTCGCTGTCGTCGTAGACCTGGCCGCAGACGATGTCCTTGCGTGGCTGGGCGCCCTGCGCCGTGAGGGTCTTCGTCTCGGAGGCGGTCAGCGCCACCTGGTAGACGCCGGTGAGCGAGGACCAGCCGGGCGAGATCAGCCCGACGTGCGTGCCGATGGTGATCGTCGAGCCGGACAACGTGACGATGTTCGCCGCCGAGCCGCCCATGGGGCGAACGCCTGACCGACCGGCCAGCGGGACGCCGTCCCACATGGACAGCGCGGCCATGGCGGCGCGGTGCTGCTTGCCAGAGAACGACGGGCTACCGCCCGAGGCGTCAATAGGAAGGGCCAGGCCCGTCATGCGCTTCTCCTGTCAGTACCGGGCATCGCGCCACGTGGCAGAGATCCGGGCCGTCGATTCGTAGGTCGAGGCGTTCCAGCTCAGCTCGGACGTGCCCGGGGAGAGGATCGGGAAGGTGCCGGCGGTCAGGCCGCGGCGCGACACCGTGTCGTTGAGCAGCACGGTGTGCGCCTTGGTGTCGATCGTCAGCCACTGTCCCGCGTCGAGGTCGAGGTTGAACTCGAGCGACTGCACGTCCGTGTCCCGCGCCAGGGAGAAGCGCGGCTGCTCGACCGGGCCGAAGATCCGGACAATGAGTCCTGTGTCGACGGAGCCGCTGTTGGTGAGCAGCGCCGTACCGACGACCGTCGTGGACGGCCACGAGATGCCCCACGTCACCGGCCAGGTCAGGCCGCCCGTGGTGATCGGCAGCGGGACCAGGCCGGTCGTGTGCTCGGCGACCGACAGCTTCACCGGGTCCGGCGCGGCGAACGTCGCCTGCCACCGGAAGGTAGTGCTGTTCAGGTTCTCGATGTCCGGAGCGTCGGCCCACTCGACGAGCACGCTGTACTGGCCGTCCGGCGCCGGGCCGGTGAGAGTCGTCAGCTCGCCGTCGAACAACAGCGCCGCCAGCTCGGCCGCCCGCCGGTCCCGCAGCTCGCGGGTCGGGGCGACGAGGCAGCCCGCCAGGGTCATGGACCGGATGCCCGCCCAGGCGCGCGAGCGTGAGGCACCGTCGGCGAAAGGTCGCTTGTAGTGCTTCAGCTCACGGCCGGGGCCGCGCCACCAGTCCGCGTCCTCCTGGACGATCCACTCGCACCCGTCGGCGTCCCGCGCGTTCCAGGTGAACGGCCCGAGCTCGAACGTGTCCGGGAGGAGTGGGGTCGTCACGTGATCCTCCAGGCGAGCTTCGTGGCGACACGGTCAGCCAGCTGGTCGAGGTTCTCCCCCGGCATCTGGTAGAGGTTCTGCGTGACCGCCGTCCCGGCACCGCCACCCGACCGCGCGCCGGCCAGAATGTCGGCCGTCGCCTTGGCGTTGTGGACGTAGCCGCCGGAGTTCGGCGTGATCAGCTCTGGGCCCTCCTCGCCGACCAGCGTCGGTACGTTCGGCGACAGCGGGCCGCCGGTCGCCCTGCGCTGGAAGCCGCCGGTGGGCAGATGCGCCGCGGCCTGCGCGTTGCCGCTCAGGTTGACGTGGACGTCGACCACCTTGTTGCGGATGGAAGCGAGCTTGTCTCGGACCACGTCGAGCGCCGACTTGGCCTGCGCGGTGTTGGCCACCACGCGGACCGTGCGCCCGCTCGGCAGCGACACGACCTGGGTCTTGAACCCGCTCGTCTGCATCGCCGCGTTGTAGGCCGCCAGCTCCGAATCGGACAGACCGTCGACCAGGCGCAGCAAGGAACTCGGGGCCTTCACGCCAGCGGCGTTGACCATCTCGAGGATCTTGCCGTTGTACGCCTTGGTTGCCGCGGCAGCCTGCTCGGAAGCCGACTTGCCGGCGTTGTCCTTCTGCGCCTTCAGCACGGCGGCATTGGCGGCGTTGATGTACGCCTGCTCCAGCTGGAGGTTGGCGTTGCGCGCCTCGTTGCTGTTCTTGCCGTGCGCCCGAACCGCGTCAGCGGCGGCCTTCTCCGCGGTCTGCACCTGGAGGTTGGCCTGCCGCAGCGCGACATCCGCGTTGGCCGCAGCGAGCGCCTGGTTGGCCAGATCGAGCAGCGCGTCCTCGTGGGACTTGGTCGCCTCGGCCGCCCCGCGCTCCGCGTTGTTGACCTGTACGGCGGCATCCCGCAGCGCGTAGTGCGCCGAGGTGGCCTGTGCCGAGTTCGGTCCGAACTCCGCGACCGCGTTGTCATAGTCGCGCTGGGCCGCGGACGCATTGGCTTGGGCGCGCTCCAGCTCGGACATCTCCGCGCGCTGTTGCTTCACCGAACCGGTGATGTTGTCGATGGCGTTCTGCGCCCCGGAGCTCAACCAGGACTCGCCGGTGGCGACGTCGCGGAGGCCCTCGAGCTGGCGGCGTGCGTCGTCGGCTGCCTTGCCGCCCTTGAGCAGCGCGGTGGCCGTGGCTTCCTGCGCGTCCGCAGCAGCCTGTGACCGCTGCGCGACTTGCTCGAACGCCAGGCCGAGCCCGACGGCGGCCACGCCGACGACCGGCAGGGCCGAGCCGACCTTGGTCAGCGCGGAGCCCGCGGCCTTGCCAGCCGTGACGACCTTGTGCCCGGCAGATGCCGAACCGGTCAGCTGCCAGGTCATCACGCCTGCGCGTTCGGCAACGGAGCTGATCTTGTCGGCGAGCGGCTGTAGCTTCTGCGCGACCTCCGACGGTTTGATGCTCCGCAGCGCGCCCGGGATACCGCCGAGCGTGCCGCCGAACAGCCGCCACGCCGCAGCGCCGCCGATCGCGAGACCGGTCACCACGCCGAGCGGGCCGGACAGGTCACCGATCAGGTCGACGAGCAGGGTCAGCACATGCGCCGCAAGCTGAAGGCCGAGGCCAAACAGCTGGAACGCCGGGGCCGCGACGGCGGCAGCGACGTGCGCGGCAGTGGCGACACCGTCGGCGATCTCGTCGGCGTTGCGTTCGACCGCGTCGAGTACCTTGTCCAGGCTCTCGAGTGCGGTCTTCAGCAGGCCGCCGCCAGCCTGAGCGAGGTCGAGCAGCGGGGGCAGCGCCTTGCCGGCGATCGTGCCGAGGGTGCCCAGCGCGCTGGCTGCACCGTCCTTGATGGACGGCCACAAGTCGCTGAAGCGGCGCTTCGCGTCGTCGAGGGCGTCCGAGACCGTCGGGCCGAACTCTTCCTTGAGCCGGCTGCCGAAGGTCGTCGCGGCGTCGAGCCCGCGCTCCAGGCCGGTCGCGAAGGAGACCGCCCACTGGTTCGCGCGGTCCGAACCGACCAGGTCGCCCATGGCGCCGGTCAGCTTCTTGGTCTCGTTGAACAACGGCTTGAACGCCGTGCCCAGCAGGATCTGCGTGTTGTCCTTAAGGGACGACCACTGCCCGATCAGCGTGCCGGACTGGGCGATCATCGCGCCGCCGTAGTCCTTCTGCATCTGCGCGAACAGCTTCGGCAGCGTCTCCTGGGCGTTCAGCTTGCCGGCCGAGGACAGCTTCTGGAGCTCGCCGACGCTCTTGCCGGTGGCCTTGCTCAGCAGCTGCCAGACGGGAATCCCGTTCTCGACCATCTGCATGAGCTCTTCGCCCTGCAACTTGCCCTTGCCCATGGCCTGGGTGGTCGCGAGGAGAATGTTGTTGAAGCGTTCCTGGTCGATGCCCAGCGCGCCGGCGGCGTTGCCCAGCGAGGTCAGCGTCGGGATGACGTTCTTCGCCGCCACGCCCACGCCGAGCAGCTGCCGCGCGTTGTTGATCAGACCGGGCAGCTCGAACGGGGTCTTGGCCGCGAACTGTTGCAGGTCAACGAGGAAGCTCTCGGCCTTCTGGCCCGAGCCAAGCAGCGTCGTGAACGCGATCGACGCTTGCTCGCGCATCGCCAGGAAGCCGATACCCATCTTCGCCGCGGCACCCGTGACGAGCGCACCGGTCGCTGCCACCTTCGTGAAGGCCCCACCGGCGAACCGGACGAAGGCGCCGAGGGCAGCCCGCGCGCCGGACTCGTCCACGCTGACGGCAATGTAGCCGCTGCCGATCCGCGTCCCTTGGGGCACGGCGCACCTCCGCTAGGTCGTAGGTGCGGGGGGCTTCTTGACAGGCGGCAGGCCTACCGCGCCGAACCAGGCGTTGAGGGTCTTGCGGCGCTGGGTTTCCTCGCCCGGCCGCGGGATCAACTTCGGCATCGGCAAGCGCTTCTGGCTGTGCGCCTGGAGGAACGCCCAGAGCTGCATCTGCATCTGGTCGTGGATCGCGACGAGGAACCAGTCCGTCTGGGACCAGATGTCCGGCGAGGCGTCCTCGATCGGCGGCGGGGTATCGACGATCCCGGCCGCGCGGCGGCGCTCGCGGGACAGCTTGCCGAGCCGGGAGTCCGGCGGCAGGCTTCGAATCAGCATCCGCAAGCGACGCAAGGTCATCGTCCCGGCGTAGAAGTCGCCGAGGTCGTGGTCGGGCAGGAGGTCAAGTTCGAGCGCCTCCCGAAGCTCCTCATCCTCGAGGAGACTCAGGAGGCCAGGGATTCCCCCGCGTTGCCCCCGATCGTCGTCTTGGCGAACGCGTCCCAGAACTCCTGCTGCGCCGCGGCCGAGGAGAACAAGTCGGGCGCCAGCTCGTACAGCGTGACCAGGTTGTCCCCGCCGAGCAGGGACTCGAAGGCATCGACCATCATGCCGGCCGCGGACATCAGGCCCGCCGACCCGCGCGACGCCAAGTTGATGGCGAACGCGGCCTTGTTGAAATCGACCTCGTTCACGTCGATCTCGAAGCCGTGCCCGCGGAACTCGAAGACGAGCTTGCCGCCCGTGGCCTCGGCGGCGAGGGCGTGCGGGGCTGGCTGCGCGGGGCGGGACTGCGGCGGGCGCCGGCGTCGGTTGTTGCTCATGGGGTGCGGCTCCCTTGTGGACTAGAAGCGGGGCTCGGGCTTCGCGATGCTGCGCACCAGGGCGCTGAAGCCCTCCTCGAAGTGGGTCTTCGCGACGCTGGCCCAACGCATGCCGAGGGTCTCCAGCTCGCGGACGCGACGCCACAGCACGCCGAGTTCCACCTCGGCCTGCTTGACCTCGTTGATGGCGTCGACCTCAGGCTGCGACAGGTCGCGGTACCCGCTGATCTGCTTGTGTTGGTCGTCCATGGTGCGGCTCCCTTGTGGACTGTGCGGCAGATGGAGACCGGGGCGTCCGGCCGCACGTCGGACGCCCCGGAGACTGATCAGGCAGCCATGCCCGGGTGGTTGGTGGCGATGTAGTACAGCTCGGCGAGGTCGTCCTCGAAGTCGAAGGTCACCTGGATGTTGCCGGTGTCGGTGCCGGTGAACTGCAGGTCGCCGACCTCGGACACCGTGCACCGCGGCACGTACCAGAGGAGCTTGACGTCGAAGTCGGTGTCCTCGATCTCGAACAGCGCCGCCTTGGGCGGGTTACCGCCGTTGCGCGGGATCGACAGGGTCACCGTGCCGTTGGCGCCGTTGGTGTACGTGGTGCCCGGCTCGACCAGGTCCCAGACCGAGCGGTTGAATTCACGCAAGGTGAACTGCGCCGAGCGGATCTTCATGGACAGGATCGACCGGAGCAGGCCGCCGTCCAGCTGCCAGGCGCCGATCCGGTTAATGGTGCGGTCCTGGCTGAAGGTGGGCGTGTCCTCCTCGTGCAGGTAGCCGAGGTTCGCGTCGGACCACGTGCTCGGCAGCGCGGCGGTCACGTCCACGCTGGAGTCAGCCGGCAGGGTGAACGGGTGCGCGCTGCCGTGCGGCAGGACGTACACGTTGCCGATCTTGCCAACGAGGGTGTTCTCTACGGTTGGGGCCACGGGCTTCTCCTTGTCAGATCGGCCGGTAGGTGGCCGAGATCGAGATGACCGCACGCGGGGTGCGGGTGTCTGGGTCCTCGAGCGGGAACGGCTCGTCGGTCAGTCGCACGACGGTGAAACCCGCCTCCGCGGTCACGCGGCCCTCCAGCGACTGCACGACGGCGGCCACGAACCGGGCCTGCTCCATCGCGTCGAAGAGATCCTCGTCGTAGAGGTGCAGATCGAACAGCGCCGTTGCGAGTCGCAAGGGGACATTCCGTCGGCCCCCCGGCACCTGGTTCACCTGTAGGAGCGGCAGCTCGTCGGGGAACTCCGGCGGCAGGGTGGCGCACACGCGGCTGCGGCCGGCGGGCGTCTCGCCTTGCAGCGCCTCAGGAAGGTCGGGGTGCGCCCGCAGAAGCTCGAGCACCGCTTTCCAGGGGTTGGGCATCGGCACGACCGGGACCGGCACGGCCTACCCCTTCCGGATCGCGCGGCGGCCCGGAGCCTGCGCGCGCATACTCGACGTGCCGTACTCGAGGTAGGGCCACGCCGACTCGGGGTCGCGGGCCATGCTCGCCGAGACGATCGTCTGCTTGCCCTGGTCCTCGACCGCGATGCTGTTGTCCGTTGCGCCGGTGTCCCGGTGGATGTTCGCCTTCCACGCCTGGGCGATCTTCGCTCCCGCACGGCGGCGGGTGGCCTTGGACAGCGGCCCGTTGAGGATGGCCTCGATGGCACCAGGGTTGTAGACGAAGCGTGAGCTAGCCACGGCTGGTCACCTCCCCGGAGTAGGTCTCGACCTGGCACTCGAAGTGATGCAAGCCAGTGGGCGTGTGTACCGGGTAGACGGACGTCACGTTGAACGTCTTGCCGTCCACGCGGACGCGGGTCGTCTCGTCGACTACGGCGTCCGGCGGCAGGAACAGCTTGGCCTGGCCGATCGCGACCTCGCGGGCGTCGGTCAGCTCGAAGCCGCTACTCAGCTGGAGGCGGCTCTTGACCGTCTGGCTTGGGGTCGGCGGGTACACGAGGCGGCTTTGGTCGCCGAATCCGTCGGTCTCCGTCGTTGGCCGGAAGAGCTCGGCCGTCTGACCCAGCAGGCTTGTGAGGCTCACGGGTCACCTCCGGCTCGGGGGCGGGCTCGTACCCGCGGTGGATCAGGGCGTCGCGCTCGCGGGCGTTGCGGCAAGGGACCTCGTGCCCGTCGAACGGATCGAGGACATGGAAGCGGGGCATCTACACTCCTTGACGGACCGAGCCAACCGACCGGCCGTACTTCCGGCGCAGCGCGGTCTTGAGGCCGGGGCTGGCTTCGAGCTTCGCGGTGGCGGCGTCGTAGGCGATCGCGTAGTCGCCGACGCGCTCGGACGTCGCGCCCGCGGTGTTCTGGTAGGCGGCCACCGCCAGCACGAGGCAGACCGACTTGGCCAGCTGCAACCGCTGGTCGTCGTCCTGGTAGCCGTGGCTGTAGGTCACGACCACAGTGGACGGTCGCGGGTAGCAGCGCTGCCAGCCGCACGCACGCCAGAGCTTCGCGCCCTGCCGGACGTAGTCGGTCACCGGCTCGCCGTCCAGCTCGACCGACGCCACCGCGGTCACCGGCCTCTGGGGCAGGTGCAGGTCCGAGGCGATGTCGCCCTCGAGCTCGGCGGTGTCGTCCGCCAGGAACAGCAGATCCTGGCCGGCGTGAAGCTGGACGACCGCCGTCGCGGCCTCGATCACCGTGGTGGCCTTGGCCGCGTCGACCTCACCGACGAGGGAGGCGAGCTTCGTCGTGGTTACGAGCATGTCGGCCATGACGACGCTCGCCTCCTCTCGGTCAGTCGGACGTCGCCCTCGGCTTGCGGGGCTTGGGCGCGGGCTTGTCCTCGGAGAGCTCGAAGTCCTCCGGGACCTTGCGGAGTGCGGCTGCAAGGCTGGTGTCGGCCACGACCGCCACTCCGTCCACGAAGTCGACGATGTCCCCGCCCGGCGTGCGAATGTGCGCCACGCCGGAGGGGAACCGTCCACACCGGAACGTCACGGCCATCAGCGGCTGACACCCAGGATCTTGCCGTGGACCAGCTCGTTGCCGTACTCGAGACCGATCTCGCCGTAGATCTGGGTCTTGTCCGCGGCGCCGGTCTTCGCGAGCGGCTCCTCGAACAGGAAGCCCTTGCCGGGGATGGCCAGGAAGCGCGGCGCGCACTGCTCGAGGGACACGACCTGGAGCGCACCGGACGGCATGTACCGGTTGAGCATGATGTTCAGGACACCGAAGTCCGTCTCGAACGTCTGGAGGCTGACACCGCCGACGTTGCGGGACACCTCCTGGTAGTTCTTGCCGGTGACGAAGATGTCCGTCAGGCGCCGCTTGAGCGTGCTGTTGGTCATCAGCGTAGCGGTCTCCTGGGTGCGGATGCCGCCGTTGTCCCAGACCAGCTGAAGCAGGTCGAGCACGTGCGCCTCGGTCAGCTGCGTCGCGGTGTAGACGTCAGCGCCGCCGGTCGAGCCGAACGTGATGGCCGCGCCGCCGGGGCGCCGGGCCAGCTTGAACGTGTTGGTGGCCGGGGTGATCACGTAGTACAGCGTGTCCACGAACAGGTTCACGCCGCCGGCCATGGCCTTGAGCACGACCTCGTCGCCCGCCACCAGGCCGTGCGCCGACAGCGTGAAGGTGCCGTCGGTCGCAGTGGTGGCTGTGCCCTTCAGCACCGCGGCGTCCGCCACGTTGGTGACCGTGGCCTGCATGATGCCGCGGGTCTTGCGCGGGGTCGAGTTCGAGCTCGGGTTCTGGAACTGCCCGACGATGAACGTACGCTCGACGTCGCGCCCGATCTGCTCGAGCGCGCGGGCCACCTGCCAGTTCATCTCGTCGCCGACCGGGTTGGCGGCGTTGGTGGCCACCGAGTTCGGGTTGTTGGACCCGTTGCTCAGGTGCTGGTTGGTGGCCGCCGCCTTGGTGTACGTGACCTCCACCGACTCCTGGTGAATCTCCACGACGTTGTGCGCGGTGCCGCGGACGCGCTCTTCGGCGGTCGGTGCGTTCGCGCCCTCGACCCGCTGCCGGCTCTCGTCGGCGTCGCGCAGGTCGTAGGTCTGCCACTCGAACAGCGTCGAGCCGTCCACCGGACGCCCGCCGGTCAGGCCGCCGATGGCGCTCAGGAACGGCGTGTCGGTCGGCGTGAGCGCGAACAATTCGCCCACGTAGTTCGGCAGGTTGAACGTGGTGCCCTGCCCGGTGATTCCCGCCATTTGGCGTATCTCCTCTGTGGATGGTCGGGGCTCAGCCGGGCTGTGCCCTCGGGGTGGGTCTTACTGGCCGCCGGCCAGCATCTTCTGGCGCTTCAGGCCGATGGCCGTCATGTGGTCGCCCGCCTTCTCAGCCGCGGCGATCTGCGCGTCGAGGTCGACCGGCCCGCGGGCACCCTGGCTCGGGTCCGGCTTCGGGCCGACGGGCTGCCTCGTCGACTGCTGTCCGTCCGAAGTGGACGCGGCGGGGAACAGCGCGAGCAGCTCGTCGGCGCTCTTGGCCAGCTCGTCGGCGGTGCTGCCGCGCAGCCAGGCCGCCTGCTCAGGCGTGAGTTTCTTGGCGGCGGCCACCTCGAGCCGGAGCCGCGTCTCGCGCTCCTCGGCGAGCTGCTTCTCCAGCGCGGCCACCCGGTCGGCGGTGTCGTCGGCGGGCTTGTCGGCCGGGACGGCGCCGAGCTTCGCGGCCAAGTCCTTGAGCGGAGCGAACGCGGCGAGCTGCTTCTCGAGCTCCTGCCGCGCGGCGCGCTCAGCCTGGAGGGCCTTGAGTCCAGTCTCACCGAGGGGCTCGTCGGGCTTCGGCTCGGTGGCCGGGACGACCGGTGCGGGCGGCTGGGGCTGTGAGCCCAGTGCGGGCACGGTGGCCGGGGCCTGGGGCTGCTGCGCGGCGGGGTCGCCCTGCGGCGCGGCGGGGTTCTGCGGGATGGGAACGGTCATCGCGACCGGGCCTCCGTGGGGTCGACCGGGCGTCGCGCCTCGGTCAGCGGATGTAGCCGTGCAGGCGCAGCAGGCGCAGGGCCTCCGCGCGGTTGCCCTTGGCCTCGATGAAGATCTGATCGGGCGTCAGGCGGATCTTGGTCGGGAAGGAGCCACGTCGCGTGGTGCTCTCCCGGGTGAACTTCCGGCCGCCCGCCAGGTAGACACCGCGTCGCGCGTTGACCACTTGGGACGGATCGGAGCCGGAGTCGATGGCGTCCCGCTCGGCCTTCGAGAGGCCGGTCACGCGGTCCGCGGAGATCAGTCGCTTCGGGTCCAGCCGAATATCACTGGCCAGAGCCTCGCGCGAGGGGACGTGAATGCAGTCGCAGCGCGGGTGCCGGAGGAAGCCGTCGTTCCACTTGAACCACTCGCCGGCGAGAATCGCGCAGCGCGGGCACGTCGTGGGACCCTCGGTCATCCGGACGTAGCCGGTGGCGGCGGGCCGTGTGGTCATCGCGACCTGGTCGGCCAGTCGGCCCATGTCGGCGACCTGGGTCCGGACCATCATCTCCAGCGCGGCCAGGCCCGCGGCGAACGCGGCCTCCGGCGACTGCCCCGCGGCCACCAGAGTGGTGACCGCCAGAGCAGGCTGAAGCAGCAGGCCAACCAGGTCCCGGCCGTCGGATGCTAGGCCCGCGAACGCCTCGGGGCGTGTCGCTGCCCGCGCGGAGGTACCGACGTCCTGTTCGGACAGCACCGCCGTGAGGTACGGATCGGCCCGCTTGGCAGCTGCCAGCTGCGCGCCGGCGACCACCACGGCCAGCCGGGCGGCCTGCTTGGGCCACGTCGAGCTGAGCCGCGCAGGGTCGTTGCCCTGCCACGCCTTCCGCGCGGAGGCCCCCATGGCGGCCGTCAGCTTGACGCGGTCGGAGTAGTGGTCGGCGGCGACGTCCCGCGCGCTCACGCCGCCGAGAAGGTCGGCGGGGCGGGCGGCTCGGGCAGATCCTCAGCCTTGCGCAGCGACACCGGGACCAGGTCGGTGAACTCGATGTCCTCGAGCCCGACGCGGTCCGCAGCAGCGCCCGGGTCAACCCCGGCTCGGACACCCACGCCCAGCGCGTCGAACTGCGCCTTGACGGTGCGTGCCTGGGTCTCGGCGTCATCGGACGCGGACTCGGCCGGAGCACCGCCACCGGCCAGGCCGCGGGCAATCTCGGCCACCGGGTCCATCTGAGCCGCCTTGGCGTCCTCGGTCTCCATCCGCGTGATCTGCGTCTGGCTGTAGCCAAGAGACTCGCGCGTCTGCCGCAAGGGGACGATCCCGGCCTGGTGCTTCTTGACCGCGGCGTCCGCGGACTGAGCGACAGTCGGCGTAGCGGCATCGCGCCAGATCGTCTCCAGCGACAGGAGCTTCGGGTCGAGCTTCGCGCCGCTGGCCTGGAACCGCTTGACCAGCCGGCAGACCTGCTCCCAGCCGCCACCGAAGGCGCGCTGCTTGCGCTCGGCGCGCTTGACCAACCGGGACTCCGCGGAGCGGATGGCGTCCGCGCTGGCGGGGTTGTCGGTCGACATGCCGAGGTAGTGCGGCGGCAGACCGGACAGAGCCGCGACCATCTGCGCCAGCTCGGCGATGCTCTTGTGGAAGTTGCCGAGGTCGGCCGCCTGGAACTGGAACTCTCGGCCCTCGTTCTCGGCGATCGTCACCAGGCGGCCCATGATGACCTGGAGCTTGGTCAGCTTGTTGCCTTCTGGGTCGACCAGGTCGTCCGGGCCGATACCGAAGAACCCGCGCAGCGGCAGGGCAACGAACTCGCTGGCGACCATCATGTCCGTGGCCAGCTTGTTGGCCGCGTCGCTCAGCGGGACGATCTGCGAGAGGTCGCTCCGGCCGTAGCGCTGCACCGAGCGCCCACCGGCGAGCCGAGTCGAGCGGGTGAGCCGGCCACGGTTGACCAGCGGCACGACCGGCACCTCGCCGAGGTTGTGCTCGTCCTGGTCCACGACGATCCACCCGCCGTTCCAGCGGTACCAGACCGTCTTGTTGGGCAGGTAGAGCGTCGCCGTGCGCTCGTTGGTCCGGGCGAAGTCCTCGGTCTCCATGACCCGGCGCAGCGCCGCGCGGACCTTGCGGGTCCGGGGGTCGATATCGGCGAACAGCTCGAGCGGGGACTCGACCGTCACCAACGGCGTTCCGGCGTCGTCCTCATTGGTCCCGACGCAGGCATACGCCCGACGCATGACGAGCGCGTCGATGTGGCCCTGCTGGCTCATCTCGTCGAGGCTGTTGGCCTGCCAGACGCGCCAGAGGTCCTTGTCGGCCTCTTCGTCGTCCGGCAGCCGGAAGCCCTCGACGTCGAGGCGCTCCTCGACGCTGTCCACGACCAGGCTGGGCCAGCCGATGATGACCGGCTTGATGCGGTCCTGCACCTCGCGGAAGATCTCGGGGTGCATGTAGCTCAAGGCCTGAGTGCCCTCGTAGTACCGGTCGAGCTCCTCGAGTTCGGGCTTCTCGGCGTCATGCCGGATCGACAGGTTGTTCAGCCAGTCACTGTCCGTCTGAGGGAGTGCCACTCCGGAACTCCCTTCAGCTGAGGACGACGAGCTTGTTGCGGCGTTTGGTTTTCCATCCGTCGGCGCGTGCTACCGAGGCGGCCTCGTGCGCGAGGGTGTCGGCCATGATCGGATCGATCTTCTGGTGCTGGCTGGGCTTGGCCAGGATGTAGCGGTCGCCCGGCTTCGCGATCTTCACCGCGTTGGCGGCGGCGAGCGCGGTCAGCTGGCAATCGTCGTGAGTGGACCGTCCGCTTGTGAAATCCGTCAGCGACCGGTTGAGCGCCTCATGCATGTGAGTGACGCGGTAGGTCGCCCACTCGAGGAAGATCTCCTCGCCGTACTCAAGCGCCCAGTCCCCGATCTCGCTCTGCCAGTCGCGCGGGTCGCAGTAGACGAGCCGCAGCTTGTATCGCGCCGCGATCGACGACCACGCCGCGTGCACCTCGCCGCGCGGCATCGACCCGCCGAACTCGGCTGGCTTCCAGATGGTCGGCCGGGCGTCCGGCCCGTAGGTTGGCGTGAACCGGTGACCCTCGAAGGTCTCCAGCCGGATGGCCGTCCAGTCGTCCACTTCGGAACCGTCGAACCCGCCGCAGACCTCGATCTTCTCGGGGATCAGCACGAAGTGCTTCGTCTTGTCCCAGAGGCCGTCGGGCAGCCAGACGCCCGATCCCTGCACCAGCCGGTTACCGAAGAACCGCTCGGCCTGGTTCGGGTCCTTTTTGAGCAGGGACACCGCGAGGGCCTCGATCGAGTCGAGGTTGACCCACCACGACCCGGCGTAGACGTACTCGTGGATCAGGCGGCGGTGGTCCTTCCGGCGGTAGTTCAGCCGGTTGCCGTCCGAGTCCACGAGGACGTTCGGGTCGCGGTAGAAAATGAAGACGTCCTCGTCGCCGGACTCGAAGACCTGCTGTGCGTAGCTGTTGACCGCGGGGTCCCACGCGTTCGTGGTGAGGTGGGTGCGCCCGCCCATGCCGGCCGCGCCGCGGGCTTGAGTGTCCGCGACGTCGACCATCTTGTTGGCCTTGGTGTAGAGCCCGGCCTCGTCCTGCTCGGCGTCCGAGATCGGGTTGCCGAGCCGGGAGTTCGCCGACGCCGTCACAACGTCGATGCGGTCGAGATCGTCGTCGCCCGACAGACCGATGATCCGGATGAAGCCCTCGCGGACCTTCAGCAGGTCGTTAAGCGGACCCAGCTTGATCATGGCCTTCAGCGGGCCGTAGATGTTGTCGGCCTGGTCCTCGGAGTTGGCCGTGATCTGGATGAGCGGCGAGGGGTGCCGCATCCCCATCGGCTCGCCAGCGAGATAGGCGTAGGTCCAGCCACAGCCGCACCCGTTGTCCTCGCAGCGGTACTCGTCGCCTTCCTTGGCCCAGCCGGCGAAGACGCTCGGGCCGCACGCCTCGTAGGAGACCTGCGCGGCGGACCACGGGCCCTTGCCGGTCTTCTGCGGCGCCACGATGAGTGTCTGCCGGTAGAAGAACGCCTGGTTCAGGATCGGCGGCGAGCCTGGCCCGACCTCCTCCGGCGGCACGAAGACCGCGTCCTCGCGGACCCGGTACCGGTTGGCCGTGCACCAGAACTGCCAATCGGCCTGCTCGAACGGCTTGCCGCGGGTGAAGCCCTGCGGCACGCGGCAGTGCTGGGTGATCCAAGCATCGGCGAGGTCGCCGAGGGTCGGGAAGTCGACGAGGAACTCAGGCGCTGCCATCGACGGCCCTCAGCCGCCGGGTCGGTGCGGCCTTGGCCGCGGACTGCTGACGCTCCTCGCGGCGCTCTCCGACGACATCGGCGGTGATCGTCCAGCCGTTCTCTCGGAGCCCGGCCGGCGTCAAGCCGATCTGGTCGGCGAAGCGGTGCAGCGAATTCTTGTCGGCGGCCGTCGCGTCGGACGACTCGCAGAGCGCGGAGGTACGGACCCACATCGCCACGGCGTGCCAGCGCCAGCGCTCGCACGCCCACGCCTGGGACTGTGGCGTCGTCCAAACCCACGCCCAGAGGTCGAGCTCGCGCGCGCGGCGGGCCTCGGTCGCGCCCTCGTCGAAGACGCGCTCCTTGCCATTCTCGCCGGGCATCTCCGCGAAGACCTGCAATGTCGGCAGCGGGAAGTCGGGCACCGCGCCGGCGTAGCCCTCGGCCGGCAACTGGGTCAGCTTGATGCCGCGCTGGTCGGACCGGCCGGACAGCGGGTCGAAGCTGGGGCCGGATCGGTTGCGGGCGCCGCCGCTGGCCATGGTCATCACTCCTCGGCGGCGTCGCGCCGCGGCAGTGGTCGACCGGCATCGCGCCGGTCCCGAAAGTTTTGAACCCTCCGCGAGGTACAGAGCCC